CAGGTGTAGATGCTAATGGAGGATCTAGTACAGATAGTGTTACTTTTCCTAAAGGTTTAGTTATATACGGTAGATGGACTAGTATAAAATTAGATAGTGGTAAAGCTATAGCATACGTTGGTTACTAATGTTAGGACTATCAAGCAGTATAATGCATAGTGCATATATACAACCTGTTGAAACTGGTTGGTTAAAAGTTGTATTTGGAAGCACGCAGACTTCTAATGCTGCTTTTTCTAATCCCTTTTTTTTTGAAATTACCCCTTCGCCGGCGTTAGGCATAAATGATTTTTTTCCAGCTACCTCGCCTGGTTCAGTTGGTTCTCTTGGCGATATAACTGAAATTGATTTTAAAATATATATTGATAACTCTAATGGTTATTGGGATCCACAAGGAGATGGAGATAATGTTAGTATATTTGTAAATCCATTTGGTAATCCAGAAGTTGGTGGTGATAATCACTTTGATGTCCCAGTTAACCAAGAGTATAGTGCTTCAACAGTAGTTACTACATCTTCAGGTAATACAAATAGAGATTTAAAGTTAGTTCAATTTATAGATACTGATGACATGCCTCAAGCTGGTGCAACTTTCTATATAAAAGATATAGTGCTAAGAGCTAATAGAAAAATAGGTCAACAGGATTTTTTTATAGCTTATTGGAACAGTGATTTTACAGGTGGTGCAGATGATAATCATGATAGTGCTATAAATGTTACACCATCTCTTCCAGGTGGTATGAGTATAACGTTTTTTAATACAACAGGAACAATAACTAAAACAACAAACCAGAGTATACCATCTTAAATTAATAATTAAATAAAATAAAATAAAATGTCAAAAAAAAATAAAGTTGTAGAACTTAAAACTAAAGCAGAAAAAATATCTGAAGAGCATTTAAAAGAACTTCAAAGCATAATAAATAATATCAACATGTGTCAAATTAATGTTGGTAAACTAGAAGCTCAAAAGCACAAACTAATACATGATTTAGTTCACCACGAAAAAAACGTTTTAACTTTTCAAGATACTTTAAAAAAAGAATACGGAACATATGATGTTAATATTAGTGATGGAAAGATAAATTGGCCTAAAGATGAAAAATAATATTATAAGAAAAATTACTATAGGTAAAGATTATAAGAACGATTCCATGCACTACGCTGTAGATCAAGAGGTTTACGGTGGACATAAGATTTGTGATATAATAGAAGAAGAAGATAAGTACTGTATTTACATTAGAAAAGAAGAGGTTGTAATACCTTGGAAAGATTTTAATAAAAATATGGCTATATCAATTGAGTATAACTTAGAATATTAATGAATGCTTATAAAGATTTTATTGTGGCTCCTATTGGCCAGCGTTATAATAATGTTAAGCGAGTCAATGACAAAGAATTGATATTAAATACTGAAATATTTAATCATCAGTATATTAATAGAAAAGCAAAAGTAATCGCTACTCCACTATTATTTCAATCACCTGTTAACGTGGGTGATGAAGTAATAGTGCATCATAATATTTTTAGAAGATGGACAGATGTAAAAGGTAAAGAGCGCAATAGTAGATCATACTGGAAAGAAGATAAATATATAATATCAGAAGATCAAATATATTTATACAATAATAAAGCTATGCCTGGTTATAGTTTTGTTCAACCTATAAAATCAAATAACAAATTATCTGTAGATACAGAACAACCCTTAATAGGTGTAATAAAGTATACTGATGGTAAATTTAAAACCAACACGCTGGTTGGATTTACACCTAATAGTGAATATGAGTTTATTATTGAAGGTAAAAGATTATATAGAGTTTTAAATAAATTTATTACAATTAAATATGAATATCAAGGAAACGAAGAAGAATATAATCCAAGCTGGGCACAAAGCAGTTGAAGAATTAATTAAAGTAGCTAGAGAAGAAATAGTAGATTCAGATGAAGATATATCAGCTGACAGATTAAAGAACGCAGCTGCTACAAAAAAGCTAGCTATATTTGATGCGTTTGAAATACTCAACCGTATACACGAAGAAGAAAATATGCTTAATGGTAAAGTTGAAGAAAAAAAAGAAACTACATTTAAAGGTTTTGCAGAAGGTAGATCAAAATGAAGTACGAGCAGAAACTATATAAAGTAATAGAGCCAATAAAGCTTAACACTTTAAAACGATTAAATAAATCTAAAAAGTGGGAGTATGGCTACAACAAAGAAAACGATGTTATAGTAATATCAAAGACTGGTTTAATCAGTGATGTTATAGAAATACAAGGTTTAAAAATAGCTTTACCTAAACAACCAAAACAAATATACTCTTGTAGTAAAGTAAATTCAGAACAAAAATGGAAAAAGTTTCCTACTAAACCTGAGTTTAAAAAAATTAAAACAGTATTTGATTGGCAAGATCATCCTATTGAATTTAAAGAAGAACACTACGGTTATATAGACGAAGAGTTTAAAAGAAGAGAAGAAGGTTTTTGGTTTATGAACAATGGTAAACCAACGTATATAACTGGTGCACATTATATGTACTTGCAATGGAGTAAAATAGATGTCGGTGCACCAGACTATAGAGAAGCAAACAGGTTGTTCTTTATATTCTGGGAAGCTTGTAAAGCTGATACCAGATGTTACGGTATGTGTTATTTAAAAAACAGACGATCAGGTTTTTCGTTTATGAGCTCGGCTGAAACAGTTAATTTAGCTACGTTAGCAAGTGATAGTAGATTTGGGATATTATCTAAATCAGGAGCTGATGCTAAAAAAATGTTTACAGACAAAGTTGTACCAATAAGTTTAAACTACCCTTTCTTTTTTAAACCTATACAAGATGGTATGGATCGTCCAAAATCAGAACTAGCCTATAGAGTTCCTGCTAAAAAGTTTACACGTAAAAAAATACGTGAACGTGAAGAGATGGATGATGTACAAGGACTTGATACAACTATAGACTGGAAAAATACAGGTGATAATAGCTATGACGGTGAAAAGTTAAACTTACTAGTTCACGACGAAAGTGGTAAGTGGGAAAGACCTGATAATATAAAAAACAACTGGAGAGTTACAAAGACTTGTTTGCGTTTAGGTAGTAGAGTTGTTGGTAAATGTATGATGGGTAGCACAAGTAACTCGTTAGAAAAAGGAGGTGATAACTTTAAAAATTTATATAATGATTCAGATGTTACCAAGCGCAATAGAAATGGACAAACTAAGTCGGGATTATATTCTTTGTTTATTCCTATGGAATGGAATTACGAAGGATTCATTGATGAATTCGGACGACCTGTATTCACTAATCCTAAGCAACGAACATTTGATCCACATGGAGTAGAAATAGAGCAAGGTGTCATAGATCACTGGGAAAACGAAGCTGATGGTTTGCGAGATGATCAAGATGCTTTAAATGAATTTTATCGCCAGTTTCCTAGAACAGAAGAGCATGCTTTTAGAGATGAAACAAAAAATAGTTTATTTAATCTTATAAAAATATACGAGCAAATAGATTATAATGAAGGTAATAGAAACTCATCGGTTGTAACAACTGGAAACTTCCAATGGGTAAATGGAGTTAAAGATACAAGAGTAGTTTTTAATCCAGATCCTGGTGGTAGATTTAATATAAGTTGGGTGCCAAGTGGTAAGTTACAAAATAAAGTTATAATTAAAAACGGCATTAAGTATCCTGGTAATGAGCATATGGGAGCTTTTGGTTGTGACTCGTACGATATATCAGGAACAGTAGATAATAAAGGATCAAAAGGAGCTTTGCATGGTTTAACTAAGTTTTCAATGGAAGATGCACCTGCAAATAATTTCTTTTTAGAATACATAGCAAGACCACAGACAGCTGAGATATTTTTTGAAGATGTTTTAATGGCACTGGTATTCTACGGTATGCCAATACTAGCGGAAAATAATAAACCAAGATTACTATACTACTTACGTAGAAGAGGTTATAGAGGTTTTAGCATGAATAGACCAGACAAGGTTTGGAACAAATTATCAGTTGCAGAAAAAGAAATAGGTGGAATACCTAACTCAAGTGAAGATATAAAACAAGCTCATGCTGCTGCTATTGAAATGTATATCAACGACCATGTTGGTTTGTTACAAGACGGTACTTATGGTACTATGTATTTTAATGAAACATTAAATGATTGGTCTAAGTTTGATATAAATAGAAGAACAAAACATGATGCTTCAATAAGCACTGGGTTAGCTATAATGGCTTGCAATAGACACTTGTACCGACCAAACCCTAAGCAGAAAAAACAACCATTAAATTTAAATATATCTAAATTTAATAATAAAGGAATTACATCTAAGATAATTAAAAATAAAATATGAGACAAGAATATTCTATAAACTTTCCTTCTCAGGCTGTTAGCGATTTAGAAAAAGTAAGTAAAGAGTACGGTTTAAAAGTTGCCAGAGCAATAAGACAAGAGTGGTTTTCTGGAACAACTTCTAAATATAGTAACTATCAAAATGATTTTCATAACTTACGGCTTTACGCTAGAGGCGAACAGTCTATACAAAAATACAAAAATGAATTATCTATAAATGGTGATTTATCTTATTTAAATCTTGATTGGAAACCTGTACCTATTATTCCTAAGTTTGTAGATATTGTTGTTAATGGTATGGCACAAAGAAATTTTGAAATAAATTGTTATTCTCAAGATGACTACGGTGTAAGTAAAAGAACTGAATACATGGAGTCTATGCTTCGTGATATGCGTAGTAAAAACTTTAATGAAATAGCTCAACAATCTTTTGGTATAGATTTATATGAAAACGAAAAAGATAGTTTACCTGACACCGAAGAAGAGTTAGCACTTCACATGCAATTAGATTACAAGCAAGGTGTAGAGCTAGCAGAAGAACAAGCTCTTAGCGTTTTATTAAAAAATAGTAATTACGAGGATATAAGAAAAAGAGTTTTATATGACTTAACTGTTTTAGGTATTGGTGCTACAAAAACTACTTTTGATTTTACAAGTGGAGCAGAAGCTCAGTATGTAGATCCAGCTGATTTAGTTTATTCTTATAGTGAGTCACCTTACTTTGATGATATATACTATATTGGTGAAGTAAAAGAGTTGCCTATAAACGAACTTGTAAAAGAGTTTCCAGATTTATCAGAAGAAGAAATAAAAGATATAGCAGGTAAATATTCTTATCCAATAGATTATGTAAGTAATAGAGATAAAAATAAAGTTCAAGTTCTTTATTTTAATTATAAAACTCATATGAATGATGTTTATAAGCTAAAGACACTAGGTAGTGGTGGAGAAAAGGTAATAGAAAAAGATGACACGTTTAATCCACCTGTTAAAAACATGGATGGTGATTTTAGTAAGCTGGAAAGAGTTGTTGAGGTTTTATATGAAGGTGTTTATATAATAGGTGCTGATAAAATTCTTACTTGGAGAATGTGTCCTAACATGATGCGTACTGATTCTGAATTTGGCAAAGTTAAAATGAATTATCAATTAGTTGCGCCTCGTATGTATAAAGGTAAAATAGAATCTATCGTAGGTAGAATAACTAGCTTTGCTGATATGATACAGCTTACACATCTAAAGCTACAGCAAGTTATGGCTCGTATGGTACCAGATGGTGTATACCTAGATGTTGATGGCTTAGCAGAAGTTGATCTTGGTAATGGAACAAACTATAATCCACAAGAAGCTTTAAATATGTTCTTTCAAACTGGTAGTGTTATTGGTAGAAGTTTCACTTCAGATGGAGATCCAAATCCTGGTAAAGTGCCAATACAGCAAATAAATAATGGAGTTAATAGTGGCAAGATACAGAGTTTAATTACAACTTATAACTATTATCTACAAATGATAAGAGATGTAACAGGACTAAACGAAGCAAGAGATGCTAGCACTCCAGATCGTAATGCTTTAGTTGGTGTACAAAAACTAGCAGCTGCTAATTCTAATACAGCAACAAGACACATACTACACTCTATGATGTTTATAACAGCTGAAGTAGCAGAGTGTTTATCTTTACGTATAGCTGATATAATAGAATACTCACCAACAAAAGATGCTTTTATAAGAGCATTAGGTGCTCATAACGTAGCTACATTAGATGAAATGAAAAACTTACATCTATATGACTTTGGTATATTTATTGAACTAATGCCAGATGAAGAAGAAAAAGCTATATTAGAAAACAATATACAGGTTGCGTTAGCTCAAAAAACAATAGACTTAGATGATGTTATTGATCTTCGTA